TTACGACTTGTGTCGTCACTGCTCGTGCCAGATCCCTGATGCTTTCGAATCTATGATTCAATTACTCATAATCTTAACTTTTGTAACCAGAAGTTAAGTGGGAAGAGCCAAGATATCTTCGATCAACCGGTCAGGTTGCTCTCGTAATGTCTTGCATGGTTACCTTTGGATAAAGTAGTAATACTTTATTTCGGACCTCTACCATCCGGTCAGGATGGAGGGCATCTCACAATTTTAATCATGAATGCATTCTCTATAAACTTATTTAATAAGTTCACAAAGTTTGCAGTCTGACTACTGGGAGAACATAACAGCTCTCTCTACCCTAGCTACATTGAGCTAGCAAATCGTATAATGAAGTTATACCGTGTCAACGGTAAAACATTCACTGTACAATATTTGAAAGAGAGTCTTAGACTTTGTCAAAAGACTCTTGGTGGAGAGTTACCCGAGTCTCTTAGCGAGCCTCGTGTAGCTACCCGTCGGGGACTTCCTTTAATAATACCTGGAGTCCTTCGTCTAGAAATAGAGAAGGAGTCCAGAATAGTGATTAAGGTCGTTCTGACGATCTTGTCGGTATTTAGAGTTATGTCTGCTGCTCCTAAAATAAAATTAGAGACTATAACTAGTCCTAGTACAGGTTTAGTAACCACTTTACCTGAACTTAATTTTATATTCCCACGGTTAAAGAAATTTATCGGTACTAAAGCCGATGAATACTTTAATATGGTCAAAAGACCGGGCGTGAGAGGGCAGTCTCTACTAACTCTAACCACAGCAGGTCCTAATTGTAAGTCTCAAATGTTGGGTTATCCGGTAGATGCATTAGCATTATCGAAATACCCTTCCTCTTTGGCACTATTCGAAGCTTTTTCTAAAGCGACGGGGTGCATAGACTTATGACATAAATTAAAAGATGAGATTGATCATATTGACTCTTATCCACTCAAAAAGGAATGAATGGAGGAGTGAAAATGCTCTCAATCTGATCCGGGCCTGCTGAAACTTGGTAAGCTAAGTCTAAAATTGGAACCGGCTGGAAAGGTTAGAGTCTTTGCTATGGTAGACGCTTGAACTCAAAGTTTATTAAGTCCTTTGCATAAGGCTTTATTTGATATCCTATCAAATATTCCTTCTGATGGTACTTTTAATCAATTAAAACCTATAAAGGTTCTTTTTGAAAAAGGCCACAAAGACTTATTTAGCTTTGATTTAAGCGCTGCCACAGATAGACTGCCCATTGATGTTCAAGTTCAAGTCCTTGCTTTCCTTTATGGAAGTCAAGAGACGGCTCAACTTTGAGCTGATTTACTTGTTAATCGTGATTATCATTTAGAATCTGATGATCCCGATTTCCAACCTTATAACGGTAAGTACCGTTATGCTGTTGGACAACCAATGGGTGCCCTTTCCAGCTGAGCAATGTTAGCTTTAACTCATCATTGTTTAGTACAAGTGTCAGCCCTTCGGGTCGGTCATAAAGACTGATTCGAAGACTACGCTATACTGGGTGATGATATTGTTATTGCCGATAAAAAGGTTGCCGACTCCTACTTGTTGGTTATGAAACTACTAGGTGTAGACATTAATTTGTCTAAATCTTTAGTTTCTTCAAGAGGAGTCTGCGAGTTTGCAAAGAAACTAGTGATCAAAGGTATTGATTTTAGTCCTATTGGGCCAAAATCTTTACTTGAATTCATTAGATCTCCAAACACCTTCAAAGATATGGTATTAAATTACCAGATCTTTGAGGACCTTGACGTTGCAGTGTTCCAAGAACAGCTTGCTAAACTCTTTAACCACACTCCTCTTAAGGGTTCTAAATGAAACCGTAAGTTGAAGAGTAGTTATTGAGATTTAGTTAGCTGGTTTGGTCTTAATCTAGTACAGGATCTATCACCTTCTCTTTTAGGGGAGGCTGTAGATTCGCTTGATACTAGAAGCCGTGAATGAGTTAATTCAGTTCTTTCTGAATTAATTGATTCAAAGCTAACCAAGGGTTGACTTAAAGCACTTCAAGATGATGAAGTGATGTATCGGAGATATAGAAGATTCTATTCTTTTGGTACACCGCTTAGTCATTTTCCGAGTTGTCAGTATCTTCTTGGCAATTTGAGTGAAAGACTTATGCAGTCTGCAGCTCATATTGAAGATACTGAAGATTTCGTTGTACGCTTAAAATTAGCGTATAGCGAAATGACTCGGTTATCTTGAGTCTTTGAGGAGAAACCTAAAGCTATACGTAGAAGTAAGGCTCTTGAGTTATCAAGAGACTTGCTTTTACGTATCAGTCAAGACCGTCCAGGTATAGCTGTTATACTATTCCAGCACAGTCAGGCTGTTGCTGGGTTTCATCAAC